AGCAAAATCAGGCACCCAATACACATTCGACGAGCAGGATGGCACTGTGAAGCTGACCCAGGTCGTGACGGATACTACGGTCGCACGGACGATAGCCTGATGGCAACGACGCAGACAATATCGACACAGGGGCATTTTGGGCCGGTAACGGATCGGATAGCGGCAATACCAACGCAAGGGCATTTTCTGGGGATTTTAGTTGCAGGCGCGCTGGCGGGCGTAACACTATTATCCGCCACTGTAACACAGCCGACGATTGAAATAGCGCCTCAAACATTTGGTAGCAGCGAAGAGACCGCGGGTACATATTTCACAGTGTCTACAAAGACAACGATAACACAGCCGAGGATTACTATCACAGAGAAGAGCGATATATCATAGGTGAACCATGGATCTGGAACTGACAGTAGGGGAAGAAAAAACTATCACGATAACTTATGAGGATTCTCTCGATGTTTCAGGCGCCACTATGAGCTTCGCAGCCAAGCGGGATCTGGATGATAGCGATACAGTTTTCACAAAGGCTCATGGGGATTTTGACATGACCAACGCGGCAACGGGTGTCGTTACATTTGAGATGGACGATACAGACGTGACTGAAGCCATGACGCTAATTGGAGAATGCGTTGCGACCTTCAGTGGAACCAGCAAAGATAAGACCGAGTATATCACTATGTGGGTAAAGGAAGCAGTGGGATGATAGTACCAAAACAGGAAATGTTGTCATTAACTGGCGAATCCGACTCATTCGATCTCGACTTCACTCACAGAGGCGTTGAGAAAGAGGTCAAGAATTACTGCGCCTGGGAGATCGAGTCGGGGACGTACACAAATCGGCTCGTAGACGGCACCGGAACGTCATGGCTGGACTTAGGGCTAAAGAACGTGACGGCGCTCTCCAGGATAGCGATAGACACGCTTCCTGCTATCAAGATAAAGCACTCCACGGCGTCGAGCAACGCATACGCAAAAGTCAATTATACCGACAACGCTCCGATCTCTCTGGGATTGGAAGTGGACGACGGCGCGGACGAAAGCAGCGCGACGAATCTGTTTGCCACGTATCCCACAATGACAACCCTGATAGCCCAGATAACGGGTAATGGATGGTCAGCGGAGATATACGATAGCGATTATGGAGCGTTTGGTAGTACGAACTTGCTCCAGATCGACAATCTCGCTTGCGGTACGTGGGACGGAGCAGATCCCGGATGGCAATATCTCTATATGCCGGGCGAGCCGATCAGGGACTTCGAGATCAGCAGAGACGAGGGCAGTCTCTACCTGAATAGAGGATGGCCTTCAGGTGTGAAGAATATCCCCGTTACGGTGACTGCAGGATGGACGACAGCCAACATGCCAGCGGATCTCAAGCGAGTGGTTGCAGTGCTCGTCAAATACTTTTATAGAAAACACCAGCTTGATTCGACAGGGATTAAGATGTTTGATTTGGGGGATCTGAGGATAGAATACATCACGGAGACGAGAGAGACTGGAGCCAGTTCCATACCGATAGAGATCCTGGACGTTCTGGATCTCAAATACAAGGTGAGGGATCTGTTATGATAATTCCCGGGCCTAAGATACCAATAACATTGCAGGAACCGACTGAATCCAGAACGGCGGGCGGTGGGGTAAGTAACGATCCCTGGACGGAAGTAAAGACTTTCAATGGTTATCTTAGGCCGCTAACGGTTGCGGAACTTAGCACATTCAACAGAGAAACGGTTATCTCAACGCATAAAGTGCTAGTGGGATACGAGGAAATAGGCGACAGCTACGTAACCGATCTGAATGAAAAGAATAGGATCTATGTTGTCAATACCAATAACCCACTTGCCGCAGAGACATTCGATATAACGGGAGTGCAACCAAGAAGGATGTATAGGAACAAGATAGAGACTTTTGAGTTGATGCTGAGGAAGGTGGAATGATGGGCGGATGGTATTGCGCCAATTTCACGCATGATGAGATGAAATGCCCTTGTTGCGATAGGCAGGCAATGGATGAGCGCTTCATGGCGAGGTTGCAAAGAGCGCGAGAGATTGCAGGAACTCCATTCGATATTCGCAACGGTAGTGGCTGGCGGTGCGTGGAACACAATCGGGAGATAGGCGGAGTACCAGAAAGCAGTCACCTGACCGGTCATGCAGTCGATATTCCTGTATGGTCATCCGAGCAGCGCTTTGCCATTATAAACGGACTGATCAAAGCGGGCTTCAAGCGTGTTGGAATCGCTAAGACTTTTATCCATGCTGACGATTCGGTAGAAAAATCACAGCATATCATGTGGATGTATTAAGATGGTCACCGTGCGATGGCATGACAAAGAATTCGAGCGGAAGGTTCTGGATCCCCGGATAGTCAGGCTCCTGAACAGGATCGGGGCGCGGGGCGAGGCTATATCGAAAAGCCTCATCAGCGGTGAGATCATGCCGGAACTCAAAGCGGTCGATAAGGGCTTCCTGATGAATTCGCTGTCGTGGATTATAGACGCCCGAAAGCAGATCGTGAGGGTGGGAACTTATATAGCGCGCTCTGATGGCAAGTCGCTGAAGTATGCTATCTATGTGTTTCTGGGCCTGGGAACACATAGAAAGCGAGGGCCGCGGCCGGTATTGAGGACGATGCTGCAGATGCTGTTGGTTGAGATGAGATCGTGGAGATGAGTGTCAGGATTCCATACGAAGGCTGCCTGGCGCCACTCCAGGATCCCTTCCAGGAAGCGGAATCCGCAAGTCAATCATAGCGCGGGATGTTGATTTCTTGCTCAAAGCGTCAGGATTCCGCACACTGGAATAAACAATGGACATAAGCGCTATCGAAATCGGGATATATGATGAGTTCCTGAACAACGCGGATCTGCTGGCCGCGCTGGGAGGGAATTCTGCGAGGCGGTTATATACTACCAAAATTCCGCAATTTCCCGCATATCCATGCGCTGTCTTCCAGTTTATATCAGGCGTTCCCGATCCCACCTTCACAAGCGATGGAGAGATAGCGCAATATCAGTTTTCCATATATCACAAGAGCAGTAATCCGCTGGATAAGACGATTATCGACGATGTTCTCAATAAGCTGACCGCCTGCTATGATGACGCCATTCTGACTATAACGGGATATACTTCGATTGGCGTTACCAGGGGCGTGTCGAATTTTGTGCCGACGGTAGATGATACGCAACAATATGTGGTCACGTATGAGATAATGATCGAGGAAACTTAGGGGATAAATTAAGGATTGAAAGATGGCGAAAGCGCATGGAAAATTATCGAGCATGTCGTTTCCAAATCTGACGGTTGGCGATGCAAACTTCACCATCACTGACACAGCGGATACGGCAGAGGTTACGGACTTCGCAGACGGCGCGACGGGGTTCAAGGCATGGGTGCCCGGCTTGCGCGATTGGGAGGTAACTGTTGGCGGCCCGTGGGATACTACCCCCAATACTGCCGCCGTGGGAGACGAAGGGGCGCTGGTATTACAGTTGTCGGGGGCAGGCAACCTGAAATTTTCAGGCAATGCTATTCTCACCAGCCAGACGGTGACCGTGGATGTTAACGACGCCATCCGTCAGGAATGGACGTTCAAGGGCAACGGCGCACTGACTGAGCCTGCTGCATAAGGGGTGATATAGATGGCAAAAAAACACGCAAAAACAGGAGCGCTCTATTTCGCGCCTTTCATGACGGCCATCACCATCGCCTTTAATGAGACGGCTACTCCAGACACCATCACAGATTCAGGAAACGGTTTTGTTGTTGCCGGGTTTAAAGCCGGTGACATCATTACCGTATCGGGCTCGACTAGCAACGATGGGGACTATACCATCGTGTCTGTGGCTGCTGGAACTCTGACGCTTGGCAATGGTGTACTCGCTCAGGATGAGGTCGCTGGTGATAGTGTTACTGTCTTTGTAGCCTTGCCTGGTCAAATAATAGCCGGGTTCTTTGGCTGGAGCCTCACAGATGGTATAGACGTCGTGGACGTTACCGACTTTGTGGATGGCGCGGCTGACTTTAAGAAATATATCACCGGGCTAGAGGACTGGACTGGCGAGGCGCAGGGATTCTGGCTCACGGATGATTGGCATCACTTCATGATCGGCAAGGAGTTGATC